AATTATATATCACATATGACATATACAAAATAAAATAATAATAATATAATAATATTTTTTATAATCCAGGTGGATTAAGGATTGATTCTACTTGTTTTTGTGGTAATGTAGATAATATATCTAAATTATTATTCATTTGTCTCTCTATACTATAAATTATACATGAGTCCTCGTCCACTCTTGCTGGTTTCATTCTAGGATCTAAAATCTGTGTTGTAATCTCCGTTATAGTAGTAGGTGCTGTAATAGTAAATTGATTAGTTGATGGTCCACCAAAGTAATAATCACCAAATCCATTTTCACGATTCACTACTCCCATAATAGGAGCAGTATTCCCATCTATATTACCATTATAAAATTTATCATCAATTAAACTACTACATATTAAATAATATGGTATAGTCATTTTTCTTGGTAGTTTATTTGCTGTAAATACAGCACTCTCTTGTGTAATAATTATTTCATTATTTATCATACCTCTTGGTGTATTAAAATTCATTGCTCCTGATTCAGTTACTCTCTCTGTGCCTAATGGTACTTCACCATCAGGATGATCATAAATTCTCTTTTCACCATATATATTTGTCATCGCAGTATATGGTACACTTGGATTATTAGGTAATCCGCCTCCCCATATATTTTTATTTAATAGTTTAGTATCCAGTGGTGTAATGAGAGCGTTTGTTGTAACTGGTGTGATAATATTCATTGTGTCTTTTGTTAATCTTGTCTGATAATTACCTGTTTTTGTTGTATTATCTAATTGTGTATATTGATAACCTAATATACCTAATAAACTATCATGTGACCATGCTTCATCTACACCAAAGTCCTCTATACTTATACCTGATTCTGCGTCAAATATAGACCATAATTTTATTTTTGTATTTGCCATTGTAAATAAATTACCATCATTTTTATATCTAAAATTTGGACCTGCTGGTGTCTTTACATCATTATCACTACTTGCTTGTGGTAGGAATCCAAAAGTTTTATCAGGTACACCAAAATACCCTTGAGTATTAACATATGTCCCATTAGCACTGGCATTCCATTGTATCCCATTTTTACTACTTGGAAAATCACATTCAGTAAAATATGGTGCTATATCAGGTGTATATAAAAATGGTTCTACATGTTTATTTATTTTATATACATTACTACTTGCTATTGTTCCATTATCAGTTGCTGGTTTTAATAATCCTTGCCATCCACTGACTACACCTGCTCCTGCTCCATTCATAAACTGGTTCCCATAGAGTTCAGATGTATGTAATTGACTTATTTGAAATCTACTTGTATCTGTATCAAATTTAATTAAAGGATCTATTGCTCCGCAATAAATATGTCTCAATGACCATGAAAAATCCACCATCGGTTTATCTGCTTGTAATGGTCCAACATTCATTCCTACATCTACACTATAATTATCTGGTATTTTAAAATTAGCAGCATCTACATCTGCCCTATAAAATGGTTCATCTGATTTATATAATGTATTAAATGTTCTATTGTCACAATCTGTTTCTGTTATTCCTGTATAAGGTAATAAAGCAGCAGTTCCATAAGCATTAAAATGCCAATCAAAACCTACTTTTCTTTGTCCACTTGTAAAATTAATATCCTCAGGAAATATAGATGTATTTGTTAATTGTATAGTTTCTAATGAAAAACCTATAAAATATTTATCTTTTGTAGTATCATACCATTTGTATCCAAATCCATATGCTAAATCATCTATTGCCCCATCTGTCTGTTTGACGGCATTTTCTTTTTGATAATATACAAATATTACAGAAGATGGTAATCCTATATTTATTGATCCAGCACCACCATCATAATTTTCATATCCATCATAACCGAGTGATATATCTGTATCACTTATGACATCCATATGTATGAATCTTGCTGTATCTACACTCACCCTACCATTAGGTTTATAATCAAATAATTCTTTATATTTTGCTTCGGCATCAAATATATTTTTTATTAAATTTAAATTATCTGTTGACCATTCTATATCTGTTAAAATTATACTATCCTTATTATATAAATATCTATTTGGATTAGTTGGATCTAATACTTGATCTACTTGTGGTTCTATCGGTGTCAATGTTCCATTAGCATTTATTATTTGTGTGCCTTGTATAGTGAACCAATCCTCTTTATCATATGGACTAAAATCAGGAAAATTAGGTGGATTAAGTTTTCTTATACTTTCAAACAATTCAGGTCTCTTTATACCTATCATACTATAAGCACTATAATACCATACACTCTTTTGTAAATTTGCGGCGCTGGTTTTATAATATTCTAAATAATTAACACTACTCAATGTGAACCAATTAGCAGCATCAATTAATTTATATGTATCACTTTCAATTGCCATTGATATTTCAGGTAGATATGGTCCAGGTCCTCCTGCTGATATAGGTTGATTCGGAAATGCTGGTGGTGTCACAGCATATCTTGTATCTGTTACAGGAATCTCATTCACATAATAATTTTTTGTAGTTGTTTTTTTAACATTATTTAATTCTGCGGTTAATTGTGTGCCGATATTTGCTGGACTATTGAAACCATCATTTATTTTATAACTTTTTAATTCTTTATATTTAATAAACTCTGCCATTGCTATATCTCTCTCACCCACATTTAATGATGGTTGATCTATTTCTGTTGGGAAGTTGTTTATATCTGTTGCTGTATCATCCCAATATGAATCCTTCATAACATATATGGTGTATCTACTATTATCTGTTGATCTTATAAATTCCTTGCCCATAGATGTGCCATTTATACTACTGGCGTCCTTTGAACCTGGTGTGGCATGGACTAATGATGAAGTGTGACCACTTCCGTCTACAAAAGCAGGAATGGGACGCGCCGCAGGTTCTCCTTCTTTTTGTGCTATTACTCCATAATTAGGTTGCTTGTAATAATGCCAATCATCCCATACTCTGTTTTGATAATCAGGAATATTATATACATTACCATTATTATAACTATCTTCATTCCTATACTCATTTGCCCTAAACCATTCATTTAAACTACCATCGCCTTCTTTTGTATATGGGAACTTATCAAATCTACGTGGCAAATGTATATGTTGTTCTCCATTAGCAGTTTTATAATATGATATAGTAATGTTTAGTCCATTATCAAATACATCCACAGGCGTGTCATCATTACTTGCTGTTCTACTTTTTATATTATTAGGTAGATAATTAGCATTATTTACGGCATCATAATTAGGATATTCTATACCACCTGGTGTAGTAAAATTAGTATAATTAAAATTTTTTGTATCTAATAAATCTCCGTTAGTTTCAATTACATCCGCATTACCACACCCTAATTCACTTATAAAACTACTATGGATACTAACCTTATCACCAGGTCTTAAATGTATGCCTGAACCTACTTTACTTGACCATCTACTTTTATCCTCTAAATTCTGTCTATGCTCAGCACTATTCAATCTATTACAATCTATAAGGCGCGTGTTAGTGTATCCATTTGACATAATATAATATAGCATATATGTTATATTAATAAAACAAAAAAAAAATTAAAAAAAATTAATAATTAATAGAAACAAATTTATTTCTATTTTTCTATATTTACTATAAACCATAGGTAATCTGCGATAAACTAAGCAAAGTAGCAAGTCATTACACCATTCTCCAATTCAGCATATTTGAGGACTTCTAACCATGCCTTGAGAGTATAAGTTTCATCAGTAGTTTTAAGTGCTGTAATAATATTATAAGTTTGATATAGTTCAATACCTCTGCTGGAGATACGTTCGCTCCTATTGAGTCGCCAGGACTGGAAGAAAAATCTACCTCTCGTGCCATGATGAACAGATGCCTGGTCTCTGCCCATAAATTTAACTACCGACGTTGTCCTACTTTCACCACTATAAAAGTCCCTAGTGACAAATGGTACTACACCTTCACTTTGTGCTACATCATAAAAATGAACGGCACTAATAACCCTATCAACAGGATAAAGGAAATGGTCATTAAATTTAAGATTACTGGTGACTCTGCCTTGTTCTGTATCTGCGGCAGCACTGCCAGTCCTTAAAGCGCACATACTCCCATATTTATTTAATAGTTTTTGTGAGCATTTGATGTCTCCACTATTCTGATTCTCATCAAATAAACCAGAAATGACCTTAGTCACGATACGTCCAGCACCTCCTAAGTTGCGGACGACTCCAGTCGTGAGTTCAGCAGTAGTAAGGGACATTTTACTGATTCTATAATCAAAATAAGTAAATTGAACTTTTTTATTAGCATTCGCCCATGCTTCCATTACATCTCCAGGATAAAATATATGATCCACAATAAGTTTTGTTTCAGATTTATTAATGGTAAATTTAGTATCCGCTTGACCATTAACAGATGTACAGGTGCGATAAATACCATCTTGAAGTGTAATATCTATATAAATATCAGGTGTTATTACCCACGCAGCAAGTTGATTCAGTTTAAAAAATGGTATAAGGTCTTGAAGGGAGATTTGATAAGTTGGTTCATTTTCTAAATCTTGATAAGGCATAAGATGATACTCATCATCTCCTAGTGTCCTTGCTGGAAATTCTGTTGTATAAGCACTGGCACTCCCTAATGCTATACCACCAAATACACTCCGTGCCACTTTAATAGTTTCACCATCAGCAAGTTGATGGAGTTTAGCACCAATAATAGGAGCATTTTGATAATTAAGACCAATGCTGACACACCTCTGCGATAAAAATTGTTCTTTTTCTTTTTGAACTTCGCCACTCACAAATAAACTGCGATAAGCATGAAGTTCTCCCCAATCCTGAACTTCTTGGATTGTAGTATCTCCTACTCTAAATGATACATTTTTAATTAGAGATCCGATTCCAATATTAAGTGGGAGATAATGATTCGCTTCTCCACTTTTATTAAGTGATAAAACTAATTTACTATTACTATGAATGAAACCGCGTTTATGTAGAGAGAACCGAATGATATTCTCATCTGCTACGACAGGTTCTTGGATTGAAGTTTCTATTTCTTGTGTAAGATTAGTATCAATGCTTCCGATTTTGATTAGTTCAGGGATGGCGTTAGATGACATTATTATATTATAACATATATGTTATATTATATATATAAAAATAAAATTTTAAAAAATTTAAATTAAGCAAAGTATGTGAAACAACCATAGGGCAAACACTACGTTAAACCTTATGAGATGATTTGTAGTCCTCCGCCTGATAATACCATAGTCATTCGTGCGTGGGCATACATAAAAAACGCTACTGGGTTATTAGTATTAAGATCTAATTCTAAATTGATTCCGAAGGGGGTCTGTGAATAATCTACACCCTGGTCTGAAATCTGATCCAGTGCGACTCCTATTCCAAATGCTTGTCCTGCCTGAAAACTTAGAGATTGAGTCGCTTTATCAATTTCTTCACTTCCATAAAAAGTATTAACAGGCGAGCATTGTAGACGTCCAGGTCCATTAGCAAATTGTGTGACAGCATTCATGTATCCTCTTAATACCTGAGGATCAACAAAATCATTTTTACTATCATCCTTCTGTAAAAAGTTCTGGTCATAAGCATAAGGGAACTTGACACCACCCCTAGTCCAAATAATTTTTTGTAATTTGGCACTGGATACAGCACCTGCTGGTGATTTATTAGTAGGTTCTAATGTAGACATACCATCAAATGCTAAGTTGTTAATCTTTGATGCTTCAATAAAATTACCGAAGACACCTAATACATTTTTTAGATTAAGATTGAAATTTACAACAGCATTAGTGCTATTAAGAGTAGTAAAATAACTATGAATACTATTATAATTAAATGACATTGTCTGACCACTACTAATGGCAGATTTCATAGATGCTGGAGCATCCATAGTTTCACATAATAGATTTACATTTTCTAATTCATAATAACCCTCTGTAATCGCTGTAGTTGTACCATCCTCAGCAAATAAAAAGTTATTATCAGGACTTAAAGAAATCTCAACCATGATTCCTCCAGTCATCCAAAGTGGAATCGGATTCTGCCCATTAAACATACCACAAGGCAATGGCAGACAAAAACTATTGCCCTGCTTAGAGTTTTGATAAACTACACCATCATTTTGAAGATTAAAATTGACATTAGTGAGTGCTTTTTCTTGTAGATTGGTCTGCGAGTCCTGAAAACCAGCAGTACTGGATAAGTAGGAGGCGATCATCCTGTTGTAATGTCTAATTGACTCTAATGTTTGACCTGTTGCTGGTCCTGATCCTGCTTTTAGAGTAAGTTGGTCTATCATACCATATAGACCCACGCGTGGATTAATAGATAAACCATTAGCAGTCGTTGCTACATTTCCACTACTATCATAAAATTTAACAAGTCCACTGAAACGGACAGATGAACCGATTAAATATCTATCTTGTGGAGAGATAAGAAATTGAATGACTGGATTACCTGCCTTGAAACTTATTTTACCTGTAGATAAAACATTACTGGGGGTGACCTGTAGATAAGCATTTGCTCCACCGCTGTTCATTGAAGGTGCTGTGTTAGATGACATTATTATAATATAACATATATGTTATATTTAATAAATAAAAATAAAATTTTAAAAAATATAATTAGACCATGCTATATAATTTAATTAAATAAATTTGTATCAATAAGTAATAAATTATTTTTATACTTCAACCATTACATCCTCACCTCTTACTACAATCCTGCGGATATGGGCGACATAACAATTCCACATTTTAGGAAACTCTGGTGCGAGGGTTTCCCTATAATTTACTTGAATATTAAAATCTTTGTTTCTTAAATCTGCTGAATTGTCTCCGAGCGCAAAACTTCTGCCGATAAAAAAATTCTTTTGGAAGTTATAAAATGATAAAGCAGGGATTCCAGCAGAAGATAATGCTTTTTCTTGTTCCACATGTAATTGCTGATCAATAGATACTAATGATGATGTTTTAGAGCATTTTACCGGTCTATTTGGATTTAATTTTCCGTCATAGTAAAATTGATAATCTGTAATATTGTCTGACAGACCTACAAGTCCACTCCGATCACTAAAATTTTGATCTTGTGGAAACCCTAATGGATTGGCAAGTTTAGTAGCACCATATACTGGCGTGGTGGCAGTTCCTTCATTAGCGGTGCCACCAAAATGATAAGTAAAACCACCTGGTACACCAGTTGCGGTTAATGTGCCACCATCAATAGATTGCTGAGTAGTATATACTGAACTATCACATGGGATACACAGGATTGATTTACCCTTGCGATTCATTAATCCAAATCTAATATTTGCGACTCTATCAGTTGCCAGTTGGGAATGTTTATAATTAGTGTATGATACAAAATCATATGTAAGTTGTCCTCCTTCTTTCATCATCTGTAACATCTTCTGCGTGTATCCACTTGGCATTTCTACTCTTTCTAAAATAAGATTTACATCACTAATAGTAATAGTAGGATTATAATCTGCCCCATTACTTACAGATCTACTATAAACCTGATAAACTTTTGTTACAGCATCAGTGGCAGCAGCACCGATGCCAGTGACTGCGGTTCCACCTGATTCTACTAAAACAGCAGCATCAAGTTCCAGGATTACACCTACTGCGGTGGAAGTAATCTTTTTAACTTTTGGAACAATACTACCATCAGCAGCATTCACAAGATTGACATCTGTATCTGTGATTCTATTTCCTAAACTTCGGATCCCTATTGCCTCACCTAGACAAAACGGACAATTTAAGGCACCTTGATTGACCTTACCAGTATTACCCCACTGACCATTATAAGGAGCAAGGACTATAAAACTGACTCCACCAGTATCACTGCCAGTTCCATCATGTACAGGGATACTATCACCAAAATTCACTGCTGTGGTTCCACTGGCACCACCAAATACTGGATTAGAGTTTTGATAAGAGTTGCGTGACACATTATCTAATTGTCTAAAAATTTTATTATTATCTTCTAAAATTAATGAAATTTGTAGACCTCCTAGCATTTTACATGGGAATAT